CCCGCCAGTACCAATCCCGCGAATGCGGGACTCCGAGGGCGGCTACTGCCGACCGAGTTCTTTCTTGGCGCTTGAAAGGGACGGGCGGATCGACGCGTTTGTGGAAACTGAGACCATGGGGCGGATCCCGCCGAAGGCGGGACGAGACGGCCCCGCCGGTTCGTGTGCGTGTGCGAGGCTTTTGCGAGCACGAGCCGTCGCGATTTTGCCATTTTGCGGGGGTGAGGTACGAACCTCCGCAATATGGCGCGACGGCGAAAGCTCACGATCCGGTGGGGGCGCGAGCGCGAAGCGGACGCCACATGGGTGAAAGTTGGAGCAATAAGCGGCGAGCCGAACGGCCCTTTGAAGCGCCCGGGTCCATAGGGTGTCCATGGAAAGACCAAAGGCCGCGTAGCGGATTCAAGCGCCGGGACTTCCGGCGCGCCATGGTGGAGCGGTGTTGAATCTGGCCGGGGCGAGATCAGCGCGGTACGCGCCTCGACCCGGACGGATTGAACACCGCGTTCCAGTTATGTATTTCGAGCGCATGGAGAGATGGCTGTGGGGGAGTGCGGCGATTTGAACGGGGCCGACAGTAGGAGGAACCGGGCAAATCGTCCGCACGGAGGAACAGACAGCGCTCGATGCGCGAGTTGGTCAATAGGATGTCGCCCTTTGATCGAAGACCAGGATGCGCCGAGCGGAGCCGACGGCGCGGCATGTGCGTAAGCAGATGCCGTGACGGAGGCGTAGCGTATTCCGCGCCGGTTATCCGGCGCGGTGTGATGGGGCTGCCTTGGTGGGGCCGGTCCGGGTGGGGAGCGAGGAACGAGCGGAGACCCGGAACGGGCACACGAAGGCAGCACTCCGGTTTGTATTGTATTGCGAAGCGCATGGAGTGGTGCTTGGGTCGGAGCGAGCCGGTTGGCCAGCCTGACGAAGGAGGGCTGTACGACCGGCACGCGGAGGCACAAGTGACACTCGATGCGCGGAGCTGTGCATAGGGAGACAATAGAGAGACCGAAGGTCTGGGAGCGGAGCCGACGGCGCGGCACCTGGCCTTTTGAAGCAGGTGCCGTGACGGAGGCGTAGCGGGTGAGAAGAGAGTCAATAGGGAGATCGAAGATCCAAATACCGGTGAATAGGCAGATATGTGCGGAGGTCGGTCTGCGTCGGCCCCGTAGTGGCTGTCGCTGGCCGTCCGGAGCAAGCCCGGCAGGTCGTATTTACGGCGAAGGCAACGCGGTCGCCGGCGTAGCCGGTGTCCGTTTTGCCGGAGCCGTGCTGGACCACAGCGACCCCTTTATGGGGGAGCGGTTTCTGTAAGGAAGCGTAGCGCTTCCGGATGAGCGGAGCCCTGGCGCGATTCCTGCCTTAAAGCAGGAATCGTGACAGGGCGTAGCGGTCGTCCCCCGTTGATTTTCGTCCATTAAATAGATGGCTCGATGAATTATCAGGCCGAAATCTAAGAAGGGCGGAATGTATGCTTTTTGAATCAGGACAATCAGGCAATCCCGTAGGGCGACCGAAGGGGTCATATGGCGGACGAGTTATGGCTCTGACGAGCCTTGATAAGTTGCTGGCGAAGAAAAAGAATCAGAAGGCACTACTGGATGCACTGGAACAGGAACTTTTGAAGGATCCTGTCCGGTTCTTCAAGACTGTGATCATGCCCTTACTCCCCAGGGAATCAAAATTGTCGTTTGATCAAGACGGCATCGTGGAGTGGAAGACTCTCCTGGAGGCCTTCCCTAAAGAGGGTCCTCCTGCCGTTTCGCGGGATGGGGAGTAAATCATGCCCACAAGGCTTACCTACAGGCCGCATCCGGCGCAAAGAGATATTCATCACGCGCGAGACAAACGCTTCCGTTGTGTTTGTACCGGGCGACGGTTCGGCAAGACCTTATGCCTCGCCGCCGAACTGGCGGACCGAGGATCGCACGAAGGCGGCGGTGATTACGGGTGGGTGGCACCGACTTACAACGTCGCGGAACGTGGTATTGAGGCATTCCGGATGATTGGAGAAGGATTCGTGAATGTGTGTGGGCGGGCACCGTGTCGGGTGGAGTTCCAGGGAATGGTCGGAATGCCCCCGTCGCGAGTGTGGTTCCTGTCCGCCGATAACCCGGATAATATCCGGGGATTCGGATTCAAGGGGTTGGTGATTGACGAGGCTGCAGCGATCCCTGCCGACGTGTGGCATTATGTCTTGAGGCCAACTATCGCCCAAACCCTGGGATGGGCGGTCTTCGTCAGTACACCGAAGGGTCGAAACTGGTTCTACGACCTGTTCACCCGTGGTCTGGATCCTAGCGAGACGGATTACGCGAGTTTCAGATTTCCCAGTAACGCCTCACCCTATTTCCCTGCCAAAGAATGGGATGAAGCAAAGCGGACACTGCCGGAAGATGTATTCCGGCAGGAATACATGGCTGAGTTTATGGAGGATAGTGCTGGTGTCTTTCGAAATGTGGACGCCTGTACAGTGGGCGTTGAGCAGTGGGCCGTGAGTAGTAAAGAATATCACCGGCATGTGGTAATCGGGTGTGATGTGGCCAAGCATACTGACTGGACCGTCCTGATCGCAATGGATGCGGAGACCGGGCGGTGTTTCGCCATGGAAAGGTTTAACCATCTGGACTGGCCTATTCAGAAGGAAAGGATACTCGGGTTTGCCCGCAAACACCGTGGTCGGTTGATTTTAGACGCCACCGGTGTTGGTGATCCAATATATGACGACCTAAAGCAGAAGTATGCCGACATTGAGGGTTTTAAACTGACGTCGGCAAGTAAGACGGCATTGATACAGCGGTTGATAGTCGGGATTGAGCAGCGCCGGGTGTCCTGGCCTGCGACCAGCGGTCAATCGACAGTAAACGGTGAACCGTGGGGAATCCTTACCTCTGAACTCAAGCGGTACGAGTATGAAATCTCACCATCAGGTGGGATCTCCTATAATGCCCCATCGGGGTATCATGATGACTGTGTAATGGCCCTAGCCCTGGCCAACCATGGTCGGTGGGAGGCAGAGAGTTGCGGCAAGATGATGGCGTTGGGGGGCATTGGACGCCCCGCGGCAAGTCGGCTTCGCCGAAGCCAGCGCGTGATAACAGGTTGATATTCAATTTCACCTGATCTCCGTTGATTACTGCCCCTATCTTGGAGGGTATCAATATGAAGTCTTATATATTCGTCGGTCTGTGTTCCGGGTTCTTGGTTTGTGGTGGATGCGCGTCCATGGTGAAGAAGGTGGACGTTAATAAGGGGCTGGATAGCTATTACAGCCAGCCCCGGACTGTTGATTTGGTCACGATCAAAGGATCGAACATGACTATTACCGCGACAGGGGTTAATGAGATGAAGGTCTCATCCATCCTGCCGCCGTTGAATGCCATACCCAGGGAGCCAGGAGTACTGGAGAAAGCCATTGGTGGTGCTGCTGATGTCGCCAAGTTCGGCCTCGGGTTCTATTACGGGAACCAGATGCTGGGCAAGGCGCTGGAACAGCCTCGGACGGTAAGTCCGGAGATCGTGCGGCCTGAAGTAATTCAGGCCGGGCAATAGGAATTTGACCCTCACCCCGGCCCTCTCCCCTGAAGGGCGAGGGAGAAGATGGCGGACAACATGACGGCGGTAAGTATATACGACTCAAAGGATCATAAATGGCGTGATCAGTATAATCCCCTGCGGGGATTGAGTCTGCCGAAGCTGGTCTCGCTCCTGGAGTCAGGTGAGCGTGGCGCCTATGCCGATCTACAATGGTTTTACCATTACATGGAGCGGTCTGACGCCATGATTCATGCGGTAATCCAACGGCGGCGCGCCGCCCTGCTGGCATGTGATTGGGATATCCGCGTGAGCTCGGATGAGGATGCCGACAAGGTTCTTGCTGAGGAACAGTCGGCATTCCTTCGCGAAGCCTATGACCGGGTCGAGAATTTCCGCGATGCGGTGTCCTTTATGTTTTCTGGCTTCTTTCGTGGGTATGCCCACCTGGAGAAGCATATTTCGCCGTCTGGCATGGTTACCCGGCTGGAACCGGTGGAACAATGGTTCTGGGTACGGGACGGACTATTTGGGTCGTGGGAGTATAATCAGGACGCGCGGAGTGGAGTTGGCCGGGGAGTGCCCGTTGATTTTCAGAACTTTTTTATTTTTGAATCGGTGCCCCTGAATCGGATGATGGCGGTATTGTATTTGCGTAAGAATTTGAGTCAGAAGGACTGGGATTCATTCCTGGAGGTGTATGGGATCCCGTCTATATTTCTGGTCGGGCCGCCAAATACCCCTGAGACCAAGGAAGCGGAATACCACGCCGTCGCCCAGGAAATCATGTCGAATGGCCGCGGGTACCTTCCCCACGGCAGTGATGTAAAGTTCGTGAATGGCGGCGGCAACAAGCCGCCGTTTCTGGAACACATTGATTATATCGACCGTCAGATCACCCTGGCGGCCACGGGCGGCCTATTGACGATGCTTGCGGAGTCTGGATCCGGAACCTTGGCCGGCAATGCGCATTCCGACACCTTCCTGCAGATCGCCCGGAGCGATGCGGCCTTGCTGAGCGGCTTATTTCAGGAGCAGTTCGATACGCCGCTGTTACGAGAGTATTTCCCCGACCAGCCGATCCTGGCCTATTTTGAATTCGCCCCGCCCGCAGCGGATGAGGTGTCGATGGTCGTCAAGGACGCTGTAGAGTTGGCGAAGGCAGGGGTCAGGATGGATTTGGGGGAATTAAGCGAGAAGACGGGGTATAAGTTATATTTCCCGTCAGGGGATGTCGCATTGAGAGACGCCATGCGCTTTAATAACAGCCCTGAACCTAGAAATTAACGGTTTTCGTGGATCCCTAAATTCCTTTTGTCTGATGAACCTTCCAGTCAGCATTTTTCAGTTTCAGTTGATAAGATTTTTCGCAGACATGCGCAATCGTTGATGCCGTCTCTTGTGGCTTGTTTTTGATAATCACTTTAATTTTGATGATATCTTTTTTCGCACCCGTAAAGGTCCAGTGGGAAATCGCATCAGTTGAGCCACGTGCATGTTCCAGAAGTCGGTCTTCCAAGTCCCTAGATGTAACCCCAAAATACACTTCTTTTTGGGTGACATTTACCAGTTGATACACGAGCCAAATTGATTCGGCCTTCTTGACGGCCTCCAAAACCAATTCGTATGCCTTGCTCAATCTTTCCTTATCAGCATGCGACAAAATAGGATGTGTCATTATTATTCTCCATTCGGACTTCTTTACAATCGGCTTGGCGTCTATGCGCTTTCTTGGACTTGAAAATACTTTCAGAGATTAAAGACAACAAGACAAATATGGCGCACTCACGTCCCCCTCGTTGATTTTTAGCCTTCAATTGGAGGCCTATGAATCACTTAATTCTGAACCGAGATTTTCGACTGCCCGATGACGGGTGGTATCACATCGCACCTTTCGGGGAATTCCCCCATTCCGGGGCCTGTGCAATTCAGGTCATTGACCAGGAGGCCTGCATTGCCATGGCCGCCCGGTTTGCCGCTGATGCCAAGACTCCTAACTTTCCAGGACTGCTGATTGATTTTGATCATTTCTCCCTCGATGGGGAAAAGCGATCCGAGGCGGCTGGGTGGATTCTGGGTCTTGATAACCGAGATAGCGGTCTTTGGGCACAGATTCGGTGGTCGGATTCTGGCGAAGAAGCCGTCAAGGGCGGGCGGTATCGTTTCCTTTCGCCGGTATGGGCGCGATCGGACTGCGTTGATTTGGGCAATGGGCGTGTGCGCCCGGTCCGGATCCTCAATGCGGCAGTCACGAATGACCCGAATCTCAAGGGAATGGTTCCGCTGAGTAACCGGGCGGGATGTGAAAGCGTTGATTTTCAAACTTTAGATAGACGGGCGAATAGTCATGAGGGAGCAAATATGAAAGCTGTGATTGAAAAATTGGTGAATCATTTGGGGTTGGCGGCAGATGCGACTGAGGCTGTCATCCTGGAGAAGATGGGTGGGGTGATTTCGGCGACCGTCGTGACGGAGTTGCAGAACTCGCTGACGGCGCTCCAGACGAAGCATGACGGACTGGTGGCGAACCTGAAGATTGTGGAAGGCGAGCTTGTTAACCGGCACCTGGCTGAATTTGAGGGTGTCATCAGCGAGGGGGCCAAACCTTTCTGGACTGAGCAGTTGATTCAGAACCGGGTCGGGGCTTTGGCGGCCCTCGGTGATATGCGGGAGATGGCTGGCAAAGCAGTAGCCGCACCGGAACCCTCGAAGGATTCGAACAAGGACGGCGGGCGTAAGCCTTTGCACAATCGGGCAACAGCGCGGCCAATTCCGCCTAGCCAGGGCGACCAGACCGGGGCGGCGGGTGATAGTAAAGCGGTAAAGATTCGCAACCGGGCACATGAGATTGCGAAGGCCGAAAAGATACCGTTCGGCGTGGCGTTCCGGAGGGCGGAAAAGGAAGTAATCGGCTAGTAGGCCGGGACCATTGGCAGTTTGCATTAGGCAGGACAATTTCAAAGAAAGGACATGGCTATGAGTCAGAGTAATACGAGGGTTGGGGATATTCGGATGAAGGCAGGTGGGGATCTGACGGGGAAGAATGGATACCTCGCCAAAATGTTGGATGTATGGGGGCCAGCAGTTGATCTCGTGAAATTCGCGGGGGAACGCCCATTGTACGTCATTATTGAAGGTGTGGCGCCTCCGCAACTTGTTTCTGTCCGTCCTCTTGACCCCGGACGGAATGTCCGGTTGGTCCTGTCGGGCACCTGCAACCCCGGCAATACGCTGGTGGCTATGGTGGAGGCAGGAGCGAACAACGGCAAGGTTCAGGCCTTGCCGGAAGCGGCGGGCACGTATATCGGGGTCGCCGTTGCCGAGGAAGCAGGAATTGACGGGCAGTTGGTGCTGGCCCGGCCGGCGATGATCGGAAACATCGTTGTTGCGGGAGCGTAAGCCAATCCGCAGTAAGCAGTCTTAAAGAAGGGAAAAACATTATGAGCAGATTGAGTGATTTGAGTGCATCGCCGACCCTGAGGGAATATGCCCAGGGCGCGGCCCAGAGCGCGATTATGCCGGTGGCTGATTTTCTGGCCCCGACTGTCGAGGTGGCCACAAGCGTGGGCCGGTTCAAGTGCTACACGGAGAAGCACCGGTTCCATATCCCGGACACACTGCGTACGCTGGGCGGGCGGGCATCGGAATTGCGGTTTGAGGCGACGGATGCGACTTTCAACTGTGAGCCGCACGCCTTGGACTACCCGGTTGATAACCTGGAGCAACTTGAGGCCGAAGGTCTTGAGAACATGCTCCGGGAAGGCGCCACGGCGGTTGCCGAAGTGGCGGCACTTTCCCATGAGAAGGCCGTGATTGACGCGGCCCTGGCGGCCGTAGGGGCCGGGACGGGGAAGACCTGGAACGATGCGGCGGACCCAATTTCTGACGTGGATGACGCCATCCTGTCGGTGATCAAGGCGGCCAAGTACGGCAGCCTGATGGGTGTTGGCCTCCTGTTCGGGGCGACGGCCTGGAAGATCTTCAAGAATCAGGCCAAGGTGCGCGGGCGGTTTGTCGTGGGCAATGGCCGCGGCAAGTCCGATCTGGGCCTGGCGGTGCCGACCGAGCAGTCTGCCAGCCAGATGTTCATCGGGTCGCCGGATGTTCGGACCTCCTACATGATCTACGATTCCGCTCCTGAGGGTAGGGTGGCAGGGATCGAGTTCCTGTTGGACAACACCGTGCTGATCTTCGCCCGGAAGGATGCGCCGAGTCGCCGTGACCCGAGTTTCATGAAGACGTTCCGTCTCATGAACAAGTTCATGGTGCCGGGCTCCTACATGCGCGATGACGGCCGTGTCGAGGTGGCGAAGTTCGACTGGTCGGAAGACGTGAAGGTGACGAACAGCGCGGCCTGCGTGCGGCTGAACGTCGCGACGGAGTAAGGCACGGTTCGGGGGGATGCGCGGGGGCCTGGAGCAATCCGGGTCCCCGCTTTGGTTTCTGGGGATGAACAATGAGCGGCTGGAAAGAATTGAAGGTTGAGACGGTGCTGAATGCCCTGCCGACGGACATGGGCAACCTGTACCGGTCTTGGGTTGACGCTAATCCGACGAAGACTGAGCGGCTTGGCGAGATCGTGGCGGAAACCGTCAACATGTTCCGCGAGGCCGTGGCGGTCTACCCCTGGTATGTGATGGAGCCGGATATCACGATGGTGCCGGTGTCGGGTTTTCGGCATGCCCTGGACATGGTGATTTTCAATCTCGGAATGGAGATGGGCGTCCAGTTCGCCCCGGAAGTTTACAGCCTGGTCACCCAGGCGAATGTTTGGCTTCGAATGGTCCAGACAGGAAAGATTCGTGCGGTGGATACGATCGGCGATGGCGGGAGCCCGCGTTACTCCCAGAAGTCA